AGAAGACGAGGACGGTAACAAGGTACTGCATAGCACCAAGTCAATAGGCGTAGATGAGGTAGGCACTATCTATGCACCGACAGGCAATACGCTTACAGACGATGAGGGCAATGAGTATCCTGAGATTGCACCTGTTACTGGCTATCATTTAAACCTACGCAAGATGAGAGATGAGGCTGATAGCATTATTAAAAAATTAGAAGATGCAAAGCTAACTATGGACCCACCAGCTACACCGAGCAGAAAGTTTCTATAATGGATAATAGGACAATATCAGACCTAGCTTTAGCTGGTGCAAGCATATCAACTCCAGTTTGGTTGAGCGGTGCTAATGAATGGCTAACTTTTATAGTGTTAGTTCTTGGTGCTGTTCTTGCTTCTATGCGTATCTATGCAATGATTAAAGGCAAAGGCTCTGAGTAATGGTTGATCCAGTATCAGCAATAGCTATTGCAGGTACAGCTTTCAATGCACTAAAGAAAGGTGTATCCATTGGTAGAGACATCGAGACCATGGGCAAAGACCTTTCTCGATGGATGTCTGCCGTATCTGATGTTGATAGAGCGCATCATGAGGCAAAGAACCCACCTATATTTAAAAAACTATTTAATGGTGCATCTGTTGAGCAAGAAGCTATAGAGTTATTTACTCAAAAGAAACAACTTGAGAATCAAAGAGATGAATTGCGTAAGTTAATATCTTCTATGTGTGGGCCTAGTGCTTGGCAAGAACTTATTCGTATGGAAAAAGATATTAGGCAACAGCGCAAAGAAACTATTTACAAACAACGTGAAGCTCGTAAACATTTCATGGAAGCAATAGCCATAGTATTTTTAGGAATAACTATTGTAGGTTTCTTTGTTTTGATACTTTATCTTTGGCATAATAAAGGAGGTTAAATGATTCAACTATTATCACCATTACTTAATCTCGGCACTACATTTGTAGAAGGCCAGATAAGTAAATCAAAAGCTAAGGCTAATCTTGCACAGACAGAAGCTGAAGCCAAAGCAGAGATTATGAAAACAGCGGCTACCCATGATAGTAAATGGGAGCTGATTATGGCAGAATCTACAAAAGGTTCTTGGAAAGATGAGTTAGTTACAATAGTTGTACTTATACCTGTCATACTAGTGTTTATTCCAGGAATGGAAAAGGTTGTAGAAAATGGCTTTAATCGTCTTAGTGAGTTACCTGATTGGTATCAGTATCTTGTGTTTCTGGTGTGTAGTGCTGCACTTGGTATTAAAGGCATGGATAAGTTTAAAGGTAAAAAATGACAGCAGAAAATATTATGAAATGGAAGTTGCTTCCAAGGTTTATGATGCTCGTTATGACTGTGATGTATATAAGAGTCATAGAGTGGTTTATGAGTATTCCTATGGAAACGGTCACACCAGAAGCTACAGCCCTTACAGCAACTGTTACTGGGGCAATGACGGGTGCTTTTGGTCTGTGGTTAGGTAGCGAAAGTAAAAATCATTGAGTATTATAAAGATAACTGATAAGCTTTAATTACACTGCCCACACTGGCGGTTGTATGGGGAAGGGGAGCGGTATAGGTATTAACTAACCGCTCTCTTTTTATTCAAAAACTTTTACATTCAATCCATTGCCATCAATAATATCATCAATGAGTATATTAATAAGCATAGCTATATTTTGATTTCTAAAACATGATTTTTTGTCATATATAAAATATGATGATTTGCCGTCAACATCGTCTGTAATAACAACTGATATAATTATTCTATCGTCGTCAAGGTCTGATAAAGATACAAATAACTGTCTGTAATTGGAATGTATTGTTGAGCCAGTTATCCATAAACAGTCCTCGTATTGAGAAGATTCACCACCAAATATTATTGCTCTATTGCATAACATTTTTTGTAATGCTTTGTCTGAAAGCATTTGGTTATACATTGTCATTACTTCATCTTTCTAGAAAGGTCTTTAAACTCATAGAACTCATCAAAGCTTACTTTACCATTCCATTCATTATTGTCATAACAAGAACAGCATATGAATATATTACTTGCAGTGATTACATATGAACCATTCTTGTTATCAATCATGTTTCCACAAACTCTACATCTATCAAACCTGACTAGATTTTTATGTTTTGAGTTTGTTTTTCTTTGTTTTGAAAGCATCAGTAACTTTTTGTTTTGATTGTTTGCCAAGTTTGCCAATCGAGCTTGCATAAAAACGCCAAGAATCGTCAAGTTCTTGAGTTGAAGTAGCTTTCTCAAAAGCTTCAATAATCAGAGAATTATCTTCCTCATCCAAGTCCATAGGCAAGTCCTCACCTGCATAGACATTTAAGCCAAGACCATGAAAAGCGATTGCCTTGACAAGACAACGTTGCAAAGCCTTGTTGACAGCACCACCATCAGGAAACTGTATAGCTTGGTTTCTGTTGTCCATAACGTAATGTATTTCTTGGTGTGATATACCTTCTATAGTAACTGTAACAGCTACGAATGTATTGCCTTTAGTATCACGCATAAATGGTAATGGATTGTCTTGATTGTCACGAAATATATGTTTCTCGAATGTAGCATCTGGATACTTCTCTTTGACATAAGCCCATGCCCAAGCCCAAGATAGATAATCAAACTTACCCTTTTGCTCTACTTCTTTTGATACATCAAAACGTGATAGTGTTTGCCATGTATTACTCATCTTTCATATACTCCTTGAATTGATTTCTTAATTCCCACCCAATTCTGTCCAGATTAATTATGTCATCTATAGAAGGGTGGTATAAATCGCTGTAACATGATGTTATCGCTTGTATAGATTCAACTGTTTTCTCTAAACATTCTTTTTGAGATTCATTTAATCCTAATAATTGATTTGTAATTATTTTTGTTTTTTTAGGTCTACCTCTAGGCATATTTATCTCCTTCGAAAAATGCACTTCTATAGTCTTCATCAATAATATTGGCTTTCCTCATCTGAAGTTTTAGGTCATTGGCATTTCCTATAAATTCTATGTGAGTTGAAAATTCTTTATTTGAAATATTTGGTGGGCATATATCTCCTCTGTTATCTATTCCAATAAAAACACCTATTCCTGCAAGAGGCGTTGGATAGTTTTTATGTATCCAGAAATGTTGATTTTCGGCAAATAGCCCTTCATCATCCAAATAAACTCCATCTCCATTTTCATAGAGACGAACAAATGTAAAGATACTAGATCCTATAAGTCTGTTAATCCATGAATAACCATCTTCAGATGTTATATGTCTAACAGTTGATATTGATCTAAGCTTTGGATTTATTATTGTTGATACCCTATAAGTCATCTTCTGTCTCCTTCGGTGGTATGTGTGTACATGTAAGAGTTCCAGAACGTGAACGTGTTACACGAATTTTGTGTCCTTCAAAGTTACCACCAATGTCAAAATCCATTCTTCTGCACTTTGGGGGTATCCAAGATTTGAAAGAATTTTTTGCATCTTCAGCAACCTTTACTGTTTGTTTGGCTTCTATGATAAGAGAAGCGTCCATTCTAAGATCAGCTTCTGAACTGTCTTTCCAAAACGGATGGTCACGAACATCCATAACATACATGTCTGAATGGTCTACTGGTTGTAATGGAGCAGAATTTTCCATACCTCCCATGTTTCCATTTTCATAAAAGTTCCAAAATATTTTGCATTGTTCTATGTAGTTTCTACACCATGACTCATCTTTATTAAGCATACGCCACTCTATTCTGCAGCGCACACCAAACATTGCCACGAAGTAGCATCTGTCTGCACCAGAAACTATCATATGATGTTGACATTGAGCTGAGTAGTAATCAGCAAGCTCATCGATGTCTTTGAAGCCAAAATGAGCTTTGATTTCAAGGGGCGCATTATCACCTACAACACGACCATCAAATGTAGAGTGCATAGGTATATCATTAATGAGTGTCGTTTTACCACCACCACGAAAGTTGACTTGTCGTTTGTTTGATTCAGCCCATTGGTCAATGATAAATGGCTCAAGATGATTACCAGCATCAAGCAATAGCTGTGTTTGCTTGTTGGGTTTCCATACTTTTTCACCAGTTTTTTGTTCTGCAAGTGTAATCCACTGGGCAATATCTCCAGAAGCAATAACTTTTGCATCTGATGAGCCAATATAGGTGGCTCGTTCCTTTAGTTGTGCTTGTGTTAGCATGGTGATTGCTCCTCTTGTTCATCAGATTTACGATTGTAACATTCGCATTCACCATTTTTTACCTCTGCATATCCGCAGTTTTCTTTACATTGTTCTTCCATTTTATTTTTCCTTGTAATCGGCAAGCTTATATAAGTCAGGCCCGCATTGTTCGGATTGATTATCTATGTAAGCTGATTCAACAGCATCACGAAATTTATATATATTGAAGTTAGTATTTCTGCTTATCTCCTTTACTTTTACAATGAATAATTCTTTGTTTGAAACTAGTGGCGATATTTCTTTAGCAAGCCACTCAAAGTGTTTTTTAGTCAATGCCATTGTCTCCTCCTTGCATTGCAATTCACATTACCATATAGTTGGCTTATGTGAAGGGTTTAAATGATGAGTGAAAAACATTTTACTTCAGATTTAATTAAGCAATTTCAAAGACGTAGATATAGTTTAGGTCTTACACAACCTGCTGTTGACCAAATGATTGGTGTAGCACCCGGACTTGTAGCTAAGTGGGAAAGCGGTAATAGAAAGCCAACATTGTTTAATGCGTATTGTTGGGCTGAGGCTTTGAATTGTAAAATTAAACTGGAGATGCAAAATGATAATATGCGGAATTGACCCTGGAATTACAGGTGGAATTTCTTTTATCCAAGATAATAACTCTGTTATTGCAGAACGTGTTCCAATATGCAGTTTTAATATTGGTAAAAAGAAAAAAACCTTTTTAGACCTTGCTAAAATAATCAACAGAATAGAGGCATACAAGCCTTCTGTAATATTTATTGAAAAACAACAGGCAATGCCTAATCAAGGTGTCTCTAGCACGTTTAAAACGGGGTTTAATTATGGTTTATACATAGGAACATTTGCATCACAAGGATATTCTTACTTAGAAGTGTCTCCTCGTAAATGGAAATCAGATTTACAAGTGTCTGCTGATAAAAATCAGGCAAGGCAAAGAGCCTCCGAACTTATGCCAATGGCAAAAGAATCTTGGAGGCTCAAATGCGAAGATGGTGTAGCTGAATCAGCAATGATAGCTTATTGGGGTAT